TAAACCTTTCGGAGATACGTGCACAGTTACATCTTGTACTATATCAGGTCCTTCTTTCTTTTCTTTAAACGTTTCACCAGTTTTAGTATTACGCCACGTAGTTATCGTAGTGCAATCTATTTTATATACATTATCCGTTTTCATTCTCTCTGTTTATTAAAGCATAACTTATCAGGCCTTGTATCTTATTACTGCCTGTAGCTGCTTGCACAGTTATAGCATCTCCTGCTTCTAAATTCAAGCCTTGTGGTGTTGCATTTACTTGTGACTTACCGGGCACATCATCTCGAAAAAATTCATATTCAGTATTGGAATCAGAAGAATCAACAAAGTTCATATTTACCACGATAGAGGAAGATGCATCATTATTAGCACAATATATACTTTTAACTATAATTGCACCATCAGTGGGGCAAGTAAGCACGGTAGCTTTAGCTGTATCAACTTGTTTGAAACCTTGATTTTTATAAAATATACTCATGATAAAAAATAGTTAAATGCATCCTGTTCGTTTTTTAAATCTTGTTGAAAAGAAAAATTAAGTTGTTGTTGTAAAGTATTTAAAGACTCGAGTATCTGTCTTTGATTTTCTACATCATACTCAGGTTTTGGTTCAGGTATATAGTTTGTAACTTTAGCCATTATATTTATACTATTGCTGTTGAACCACTAAAAATATTAGCTTCGTTTTTCTTTTGCTCTAATTCTTCAAGTCTTTCGTTTTGTTCAGGACTATTCATATCTAATTCGTTACCTGTTTTTAAATTATTATATTCTCTTGTTTCCAAATTATTTAGTTTAGCCATTAAATCATTTGCTGGATATCCTACATCAATAGTTTCAATACCTTCTTTTATTGTATTAATATTAGGTTTAGCTAAACTTGCTAAGTAACTTGTTGCAAACTGTGGCATCTCTGGATTAATTTCTAAATCTCTATCTATAGCAGATTTAATATTTCCTTTTGATGGTGCAACACCCATTGCTTCTAGCATGTCAATATTTTTTTGACTAAAGTTTTTCCCTGAAAATTTTCTGTCATATAAATTATCTAATCTGCTTTGTAATGCGTTTTGTTGCTGAGCCTTTTCATATTCTTCTTGAGTTCTTGGAGAGCCGTCTTCATTATAACCTCTAAGACCTTGTGCTTTGTCAGCTAAAAAACCAAAACCTTTTGATATGAAACCTAAAGCTGGATTAATTAATCCTAATATTCCAGAAAAAATATTTCTTCCTAAACCTCTAAATCCTCCTCGATTAACATTAACGCCCGGTCTGTTTGGATTACCAAATAAACCTGGATTAACTCTTTGCCCAGCACCAGCTCTTAGCGCTCCACCTCTGATATCCTGTACATCTTTAGGAGACATACCTAAAGATCTTGCATCTGCTCTAGATGTTTCACCTTTAGCTCCAGTTTCAAATCCACTCATTTGTGATCCAGCTGTTGCAGTTCCATAATCTCCTCTTGATGCATCGTAATCATCGTAACTAGGAATACCAGACGGTCCTTTATGTGGTGTATTCTTTTTCATCTTCTTCAACATCTTAGCTTCGTCAGCTGTTATGTATGCAAGTTTTGTAGGAGTTGCGTCTTTTTTAGATTTAAATTTTACAGGTACAGTTACTGATTTAGAATCTTTGATATAATTTTTATATCCATCTTGATTTACGTAATCTATTTTTTTATCTACACTCATTATCTTCTTCCGTCCGGTTGTGCATCAAGTCTAAAGGTTCCGTATCTCCAAGATTCACCTGTAGATGTATTAGCTATCTGAATAGACACTAGTCGACCTCTAGCTCTTGTATCTATCTTATCAGTGGTTTTTGTTATTGTAAAGGGGCCTAACGGCGAACTAATTGCAGTGTTATCAGGGTAATCGTTTAAAAATAACGTAACTGTAGAATTACCACGTAAAAATTTAAAATCAGGTATAAATCGTTTTACTGACATAAAAAATTCTCCATCACCTCTATAGTCAGCCACACCTGTCATTTGTCCTAGTGCACTTCTTCTAGATGTAATATCCCAGTCTCCAGATTTAATAAAAGCATCAATAGATGTAGTGCCCGAACTATTAACCTGGTCATCGCCTAATTCATGAGCATAATAAATAGAAGCTCCGTACGTATTAGTTATACCCGATATATTATCAAAAACTGGTGTTGCTGTTGAATTATAATCAGTTGCATAAGGTAAATTATATACCCCTTGGTCTTGATAACTTGATCTATCTAAAGAAGAAGTTGTAAAAACATTTTCTGAGTAATTATACGTTACACATCTGTCAATTTGTGTAGACCCTGATTTAGGATAAAACCAATTAATTTCTGTAAACAAAGCATTTGGTGAAGAATAAATTATTTCACTTGCATCATAGTTGACACCTAAATTATCTCCATCTGTACTAAATACAAAGTCTTCAACCAAACACGGTAGTGATTTTACTGTACCATCAAATGTAAAAAATCCTCCTTCAGCGGACATCCACCACACAGAGCCGTTTGCATATGACACGGCTTTAGGTCCTATACATCCACAGTTTGTACCAACTTGTCTGACACTAAAAGTAAAGGGCGGACCCACAAATTGAATAA